AAGTACAACAGACTTAGGAACAGGTAGCGGAAGTGGACTACCTAAAACAATTTCTCCAGGGAATCATGTGTTAAAAATTAACAGTGTAAACTTGGAAAACTTCTCATTCATACCAGGTGCAGTGCATTTGATGTTGAATGTAGAAACAGAACCTATTGAAGGTTTTGAGGGCTTTATGGTTGACAAAGATGATGCAAGCAAGGGTCATTATGCCGGTCAAATTGGTAGAGTAAAAGCTAGTCAGTATGCATTTGCTGATGGTGAAACTAAATCTGGTATTAAAATTCAGAGAGATAGATCTATCTTAATCTTCTTACAGAACTTATGTAAAACTTTTGAAATCTATGACTGGTTTGTAGAACAAGATGGTAAACATAATACTGTTGAAGATTTTATCAATGCCTTTAACAATTCAGCTCCATTCAAAGATATTTATCTTGAATACTGTATTGCAGGTAAAGAATATGAAGGTAAAACAGGTTATACTAACTATGATATGTGGTTGCCAAAAGCAGACAATAAAAAGTATGCTTATGGAGAAATAGAAGCTGGTAAAGTCATGATATATGATGAAGCTAAGCATCTTAAGAAACTAGAAACTAAAGAAGTAAAAAGCTTTGGTGAAGATGATGGTTTTGATACACCACCTAAAAGCTCTTCTGACTTCAACCTAGACTAAATAGTACTAAGGGGAAGTTAGTTAAGTGGCTTCCCCTTAATTTTAAAATAGGTAGTATGATTTCTACAAAAAACTTAATAACTGATTTGAGTCAGATACCTAGAGAATGGGTGTTTGAGTATTATTTGAACTTAAAGGAAAAGCTGTCTGGCCAAGATGTAAAAATTCTATCTATATTTAATGCAAGGGACAAAGTTCCTAGTATGTTTATCTACTATGACACAGTCTCAAAATTTTACAAGTTCAAGGACTTCTCATCTGGTAATCAGGGAGATAGCATTGAATTGGTAAAGGTTTTGTTTAACATGCCCACAAGAGGACATGCAGCATATAAGATACTTGAGGACTATCAGATCTATGTAAAGAACAATACTATAGCTGTAGTAGATATTCTTTATCATGATAAGTACAAAGTAGTTGATTATGAAATGAGGCACTGGACAAACTTTGATCAAACATACTGGATGGGATATAAAATTGGTTCAGCAATACTTAACAGATATAATGTTGTACCACTAGCATTCTTTACTATGAGTAAGAATGATCTTGATGGTACTGAGATATCACACACATTTAAGAGAAACTATGTATATGGTTATTTTAGAAATGATGGTAGCTTGTACAAGATTTATATGCCTAAGAACACTGACAAAAAATTTATTAAAGTAGAGAATTATATTCAGGGTACAGATCAGTTAAGACATGATTGTAAATATTTGCTTATTACTTCTTCACTCAAAGACCTAATGGCTTTTAATAAACTTGGTATAAGTAATATTGAAGCTATTGCTCCGGACAGTGAGAATACTATGATAGGTGAAAAAGCAATTGGGGAACTGAGACCACACTATGAAAAGATAATTGTTCTATTTGACAATGATGAGCCCGGCATCAAAGCTGCTCAGAGATATAAGGATAAGTATGGTTTTAATACTATACTGCTCCCTATGGAAAAGGATTTGTCAGATTCAGTAAAAGAACATGGTGTAGATAAAGTTAGAGAAGTATTATTCTTATTATTAAAACAAGCATTATGAGCTGGATCTATCAAGGAAAGGAGTTTAAAGAACATGACATACCTGAAGGAGGTGTGGGGTTTATTTACATTATGCATGCTATCATAGATGGTAAGTCTGTTGCATACATAGGTAAGAAGAACTTCTTTGCTAATATAAAAAGACCTCTGGGTAAAAAAGCTCTAGCAATGTCAACAGACAAGAGACTTAAAAAGTACCGGAGAGAAATAAAACCAGACTTTATGAGATATTACAGTAGTAATAAGATTCTAAAGGAAGCTCACAAAGCAGGAGTAGTTATTAGAAGGGAAATCCTTAAGATATGTAATACTCAGACAGAGCTGACATACCAAGAAGTCAAGCATCAGTTTTTATATGATGTGCTTGAGAATGATAAGTATTTAAATGGGAACATCCTTGGGAGGTTCTTCCGTTCTAAATGAAAATATATAACTAGAAAGTACAATAAGTACTTGGAGATTATTAACTAAACAAAGTAATTATGAAAATAGCAATGTATGACTTAGAAGGTCATTTATTAGAGGTGTTTGATGTAAAAAATGCTTCTGAATTAGCAACAAAATTAAAAATCCCAATAAGCAGTTTGCATAAAGTACTAAAAGGTACTAATATATCTACAAATGGCCGTCAATTTAAAAATGTTTTACTTGAAAAAGAAATTAGAAAAAACATAGGAGATGTTACATACTTTAGTAAATACGGAAATGGCGGAAATGTACCTGTAATAAAATATTATAAAGGTAAAGTTATAACTGTTTATAAATCAATATCTGAAGCATCTGAAAAAAATTCAATACAAATTGATGTTATTTCAAAGTGTTTAACAGGTACAAGAAAAACAGCAGGTGGTTTTGAATGGAAATATGCTAATTAACACAAAGTAATTATGACTGAAGTAGAATTAACAAGCCTCTTATTCAAGTTGGCTGATCTTGGTATTACAGGTATTAAAGTAAAATATGATGGTGGAGGAGACTCAGGTGCCATAGAATGGATTGGATATACAACAGAAAAGTGTGATACACCAGAAGATGTAAATGACAATGTAGATGATTGGGATAATGATTCAAATTTAGCACAGTTAGATTCAGCTGCTTATTCTTTAATTGAAAATTTTGCACAAGATAAAATTCTTGAAGATATTGAAGACTGGTGGAATAATGAAGGTGGTTTTGGAGATTTATGCATATGTATTCCTTCAGGAAAATATATTATAAATAACTCCATAAGAATCACGGAAACTGAAGATTATACACATGAAGGATCTTTACTAGAAAAAGCAGAAGATGAGTGAAAAAGAAAAAGCTAATGAAATGTATGCTTATGCTATTAAGTTACATGGTGATGAGAAAGCTAAAGAAGAATCAATAAAATCTGCTACTGCAATTCTTTCTTTAGCACCTTATAATGATGGTAAGATGAAGAATAGAACTTACTGGGAAAGAGTAGTTGAATTTTTAAAAGCAAAATAATGGAAGATTTTGAAAGATGGTTAATTGATGAGTTAGAGACTCAAACATTGACAAATGAGTTAAAAGATGAAATACTTGAAAAAGTTAGAGAATTACATGAAGATGCTCAAAGTGAAGGATATGATGAGGGTTATAATGAGGCTAAACATGAAATTATTGATCATATAACATATAAAATGTAATGGCACATCCCAATTAATAAATATATTTTGTATATTTGTTTAAATATAAAAGGATGAGCCATGAAATATGTATTACAACCCGGAGAAATTATTTCTAACAAGTTTGGAATTGAAACAAAACTACAGTACTTAAGTGAAGCAGGTTATAAAGGAAAAGGTATGAGATATATTAATGTCTTATGCACTTCTTGTAATACTGAGCATATTAAACAGTTTGCTTCAATAAGAGCAGGTTATATTACATCTTGTGGAAACAAGTCTTGTAAAATGTCTACAGGTCTCTTACATAAACTTATGTATAAAAAAGGGGATACTATAAGTTCTAATTTGATTTATCTTGAAGAAGATGTAGAAAGAACAACTAGTAATCATAGATATTTTAAAGTACAATGTAATTGTGGAGAAATATTTAGCACCAGAGTAGACCGTAAAAATGCACCGTGTAAAAAATGTTCTTTAAAACAAAAAAGAGAAACATTAACGGAATCTAATAAAGCTGCTCTTGTAAATAATATATTTCAAAGTTATAAAAGAAATGCAATTGCAAGAGGTTATACTTTTTTACTTGATTATTCAATTGTTGAAAATTTAATTGAAAAAAATTGTTACTACTGTGGTGTATCACCAAATAACAAACTTATAAGTGGCTATAAATCTATGTACTACAATGGTATTGATAGAAAAGACAATACTGTTGGATATGAAAGTAACAACTGTGTTACTTGTTGTGGAAAATGTAATATGATGAAGAATAAATGGTCACATGATGATTTTCTTAAGCATATAAAATCTATTATTAACAATTTAAAATTATAATTTATGCATCCTATAATACATGCAAAATCAGCAGCAAAGAGATTTGGCGGAAAATGGGAAGATTACATAGCTATTGAGGAGTGGCTTGATGAAACAAAAAGTTGGATTGGACATAGTATGCATAGAATGTTCAGACACCATAGTGAAGGAATATTTGAATGTGAGAAAAAGTTTGGACCAAGTTTTGAAAATTCAGATGGTAAAACTGTATATACAAGATATGTTGCAGAACAACATGTTAAAGAGGATTGTAATAACTACATTCCTAGTGCAAAAGAATGGATTACTATGATTGAGTCTGGTAAACCTGAGAAATGGGCTATTAAAACCTTAAAAATTGAAGACTAATGGAAGATGTAATACAAATAACACATGAAAGTTTGTTAGAAAATGACTGGAAATGTTCTGATGTAAAAAATCAAAAATATAACCATGCTTTTTATCCAGATATAATATTATTTCTGACTAAGGATTATGGTATTGATAACAACTATATGATAAAGTTATTATCAACTCCAGATCTTGGAGAAACTGTAAATTTAAATATAAACTGTTTAACTATTAATGATTTAGCAGGACTTGCTCATTTATTTCATAAAGTAAGTGCTGTAGGTTTAATTAAAAGACTATTGATAAATTATTAAATTAAAGACTAATGGAAAAAGAATTTATTCCTTATGAGCAAACATCAAGCTTAATAGCTTTGGGATTTAATGAACCAGTAATTGCTCACAGACAAGATGGTCTTGATATTTGTTTATTAAAACAACCCGAAGTTTTACTTACTGATCTCAGTATGATACTATATCAACAAGCATTTAGATGGTTTAGAGAGAACTATGATTGGACAATCAAAGTTAATCAGGTGTCAAAAAATAATTGGAGCTATACTCTTAGTAACTTTCCAAATGATAAAAAATATTATGGAGAGCTTTGTCAAACCTATGAAGAAGCAGAACTTGCTTGTCTTACCAAGTTAATAGAGATTGTAGAACAAAAAAATGAGAACTAATGATTTTTAACAAAGAAGAAACAAAGAACTTGCTGGGCATGCTTAAGTCTGAGGACACAGAGAATCATGTTGTAGCATTTGAGGCATTAAAGAATGTAGATTTAAAAGAATATACTGGAGAACTATTAGTACTACTTAAGTATGGTTCTGCTAGTATGAGTGAATGGAAGGACTCATGTCCTGAAATATATAAGAAGTTTGGGGCTCTTGGTATGGATGATAAGAAACTTACCGGTCCTAAAACTCTTAGTATGATGACAGCTAATAAAGCTAGTAAAGCATCTGTAGAACTATTTATGGAATCTTTTGTAGTTGATATGGTTAGTTTTCTAGATCAGGTGGGGTATCCTACTGATAAATTTGAGATAAATATTAAAATAAAAGACTAATGGATAAAGTACAAAGTCTAAGTAAAGCTGCTAAAGACTTAATGTTGAGAGAGCCCTATTATGGGTTCTTTCTCATTATGTTGAATAAAGTCTGGGACAAGAAAAGAGTTCCAACTGCAGGTGTTAGTAAGAATGGTATTAATTATCAGCTTACTATCAATGATGATTTCTGGGAAAGTCTTAGTGAAAATCACAGATTGGGTTTACTTAAACATGAGCTGTTACATATTGCATTTGGACATCTTACTACTTTCTTTAAGTTTAGTGATAAGAGACTAGCTAATGTAGCTATGGATATGGAGATCAATCAGTATATTGATAACAGCTGGCTTCCGGGTGGTGAGTATACCAAAGAGGAAATAGATGCTATCAGAGATCAAGTTAAAATTGAGATAGCTGCTGCTAGAGAAAGAGATGCTCCTATAGAAGAAATAAGAGAACTAGCAAACAAGGTTCCAGCTAGAGGTGTGATGATTGATGATTATCCTGATATGAATCTTGATAGGAAAGCTGGTTGTAGATATTACTATGACAAGTTGAAAGAAGCAAAGGATAAGAAAGATCAAAATGGTACTTGTGGTGACAGTAATATGGATAGTCTTCTAGATGACATAGAGAATGGTGATACACCTGATCATAGTACTTGGGAGGACTTTGAGAATCTTACAGAGGCAGAACAGAAACTAATTGAGAAACAGTTACAGAAAGTTCTAAATGATGCTAAGGAACAAACTGAGAAGAAAAGAGGTAATGTTCCAGGTGAGATAGAAGGAGTTATTGTTATAGAAGAAATAGTTGCTGCTAAGTTTGACTGGAGAGGTTATCTCAGAAGATTTACTGGTATAAGTACTCATGTATTCACTAAGAAAATTAGGAGAAAAGAAAATAGAAGATTTGATGCTAATCCTGGTCTCAAGATTAAGATGAAACAACACATGTTGTTGGGCATTGATACTTCTGGTTCTGTTAGTGATTCAGAGCTTAAAGAGTTCATGAATGAGATACACCATATCTACAAAGCTGGTGTAGAGATAACTATTATCCAATGTGATACTACTATTAAATCTATAGAGTCTTACAGAGGTAAGAATGAGATAGAAGTTAAAGGTAGGGGAGGAACTGAGTTTGACCCTGTCCTAGAGTATTATAATGCAAACACTAAAAAATATACAAGCCTGGTGTATTTTACAGATGGTGAATGCACTGCAGATGTTAAACCTAGAGGAAATGTTCTATGGGTGTTGTCAGAGAGATCTAGTATGAATACAGATTTACCAGGAAAGGTTATTAAATTAGAATTATAAAAACAAAAAAAGATGAGTCAAGTTCAATTAAATGTAGAGGAGTTAAAGAGTTTTATTAAGCACATGGTTAACAATAACCAACATATCCAGAAGGATGGTAAAGTTCCTGTAGCTATTAATATTGAGGGTGATGCTGGTTTGGGTAAAACTTCTGCTATCATGCAGTTGGGTAAAGAGATGAATATGCAAGTTGTAAAGCTTAATTTATCTCAGTTAGAAGAATTAGGTGACTTAGTAGGTTTTCCTGTAAAAGAATTTGAAATACAAAATGCTGAAGGTAAGACTACATGGATTAATGAGTCTCAGATATCTGCAGCTAGTGCAAAAGGATACAAAGTTATTGGAAAGAGAATGTCACATGCTGCTCCTGAATGGATTCAGGGTAAAGGTGAAGGTGGTTTCTTAGTCTTGGATGATTATACCAGAGCTGACCATAGATTTATGCAAGCTACTATGGAGATTTTAGACAGACAAGAATATGTTTCTTGGAAGTTACCTAAGAACTGGCATGTACTCTTGACTACTAACCCAGACAATGGTGACTATAATGTTACTAGTCTAGATGTAGCTCAGAAGACTAGATTTATTTCTGTTGAGTTGAAATATGATGTGAGTATATGGGCTAAGTGGGCAGAGAATGCTGGCATAGATGGTAGATGTATTAACTTTATGCTTATGCATCCGGAATTGGTAACTCAAAGAGTTAATCCAAGATCTGTTACTACTTTCTTCAATGCTATTAGTTCTATTCCTAAGTTTGAGGATAACTTACCTATGATACAAATGATTGGTGAGGGTTCTGTAGGTGTAGATTTTTCTAGCATGTTTACTATGTTTATTAATAATAAACTAGACAGGATTATTACTCCGGAAGATATCTTTGAGAAAGATGAGGCTTATGTTATTGGTTCTTTGACTGCTGCTGTAGGTAAAGATGATGACTTTAGAGCTGATATTTCTAGTGTAATTGCAACTAGGGTTATAAACTATTCACTAGTTAAAGCTGAGAAAGGTAGCATTCCTGCAACTATGATTGCAAGGATAGCTAAACTTACTACTGACTGTGATGCATTTACAGATGACCTTAGATATTATATGATTAAGGAAATAGTAAATGGCAACAAGGTTAAGTTTAGTTCATTGATGATGAATCAGAACGTGGTGAAGATGGCTGTAAAATAAGCCAACATAGAACAGTTCCCCACAAAAGGAAGCTTTTACTAAAATAATACAAACTTAAGGGGAGGTAATTCTCCCCTTTTAAAATTTAATTATGGATTTATATTTAGTTATAAACATTGATTGTAGTAATAATGGTTTTCAGATATATATAGATACTAAGGTAGCTAGTAAAGATGAGCCAAGTTTTACATTTAAAACTGATGCATATACTCCTGCAAAAGGAGACAAATATTATTTCTTACCTGGAGTTAATATCCCAAGGATAAAACTAAAAGATGTTGCACTAAAACATGGAGTAAGAAATGTAAGAAGTATTGATGATGCTACACATATATTTGGTAGTAATTCAACACTTGCTAAGATGACTAACAGAAGATATGAGAACTTTGTTAAAACTGCAGACTTTCTTGAGTTTATGGAAATTATCAAAGATAATGTAGATGAGTACTATCTGGAAAAAGTTACTCAAGCCCTTGAGTTTTATACATTAGAAGAAGTTATCCTTGTAAGAACTATTGGTGTTATAGCTATGTATAGTATAGAAGATGCTGCTTTAAAACTTAAAGTTCAAGGATCTAATGCTTGTAAGTATGAGAATACTTATTGTTATTCTGCAGATTCTGATTATGTAGATCTTTTCAAAAATCTTCTTACAAAGGAACTATGGAGTGAGGATGCTTTACTGGTACATGTTAATGGTGACAATGCAGTAACTATTGATGCTGAGATGTATGATCAAATAGCTGATATGTTTAAGAGTTCAGACTCTGATAATCATATTCTGGCTATGGAGATTATGGCTAACTCCAACTATAAGGAGAGTTTGTTATACATAGAGATACTCTTTAAGGAGTTTTATAGTATTATGTATAATTGTCACACTAAAAAGCATGTAAACTTTAAAAGTTTGCTGAGTTATCTTGGTAAAGAGAGCAGCATAAACACTGATTTAAATGATGTAATGAAATCTCTTATTGACAAGGGTGTACTAACAGTTGATATGCTTAATGTTCTTATGGATAGATATCATGGTGAGATAGAAAGATATGGTCATACTACTTATTTTAAAGTTAAAACCATTACTGTTGATGAAGACACTCTAGCTTTATTAAATACTAACTATACTTACAGTGTGAAAGAAGATTATCAACCGGTACCTGTTGATATCTCAGAAGAGGAAGTAGAAACTTTCCCTGAGATACACGGAGACCTTGATGATTTGATTGGGGTTGCGGGGGTTGCTAATGTATGCAATGAACCTGCACAGGAGGAGTTAATCACTGATGAAGATATAGAAGCTGCATTTACTAATATTGTTAGAGATGAACTCAAGTCAGAGTTAATAGCATTAGAAGAGGAAAGTCCTGAACCTGAAGAAGAACCAAATAATAATCAAAAAGATGATACAGACAGTTTTGAATGGTTCTGATGAACTAGAGAGATTTTACAAGGACAAGTTTTATTTTAGCTACAGTAGTATAAATAAATTATTGTTTTCACCAAGAATGTTTTATAGTCATTATGTTCTGCAGCAAAGGGAAGATAGTACAGACGCGCACCTGGTAGCAGGGCGTGTTCTGCACTGTCTATTACTTGAGCCAGATAACTTTGACAAGCAGTTTTTGTTACTAAGTAGTAAGTTACCAAGTGGTAACAACAAAATAATTATTGATTTAATTTTCAAATATCACTTGTCAATTGGAAATGATTCATTAACTTTGTCTGACTACTCACCAGAGATACTCTCACACCTACTTACAATTAACTTACACCAAGCACTTAAAACAGATCAGCAAAGATTGGATAAGATTCTTGTTGATGAGAATAAGTTTTACTTTGAGTTTCTAAAAGAGAGCTTAGGTAAAACAGTTGTAGACCAAGAAACCTTAGATGGCTGTAAGGCAAGTCTTGAAGTTCTAAAACTAAACTCATCTGTAAGAGCATTATTACAACTTGACAAAACTGATGAAGATGACCATGTTGAGGTCTACAATGAGTTGCAACTACAAGTAGATATAACAGGTCTCCCATTTGGATTCAAAGGTTTTGTTGACAATCTTGTTATTGATCATGACTCAAAAAACATCTTTATTAATGACTTAAAGACTCTTGGTAAGTCCATACAAGACTTTCCTGATTCTGTAGAGTATTATAGATACTGGATACAAGCAGTTGTCTATATGAATATGGTTAAAGAAAAGTATAATTTGGAAGGTTATGCATATCATATTACTTTTATAGTGATAGATAAGTACAATCAAGTTTATCCTTACCAAGTGTCTTCAGACACACTAGTTCAATGGAGTGAAAGGTTTGAAGAAGTAGTGACCAAAATAAAATGGCACTATGAAAACAAACAGTATGACCTACCATATGAGCTAGCTTTAGGTAATGTAAAACTGTAGTAACATGGTAATTAACGCGCTTTATAAGAAGTACTTTCAGAAGTCCAAGATATTTTTATATCCGCTCTTGGACATTAAAAGGGGGACTAGTGTTGTTCCTGATGAAACCTATTTAGGTTGGGACACACATGTAACTCCCGAGGATATGAAATTAGTATGTGTTTATCACACTAGAACTGATGTAGAATATGTTAACTTTGAGAAGAATGTTTTACTTAAACATACAAGGCTATCTGACTATGTAGTATCTGGTGACAAAACAGTATTCACATTTGATTTTTCTGATTTAGAGAAGGACTGGTTCCATATAGCATATGGTAGATACAGTAAAGTGAGTAATGATATAAAGCGTAAAATCTTAGGCTTCTTTGACCCAAAAACTGGTAACTATGTTTATGTCACTAGCTATCTCTATCCTGAGAAACACTTTCAAACTTATGCTGATTTACTTGGTGTAAATGTAGAAGTGGTAAAATCAGTAGGAGAACTTTGTGATAAACCAGACCTTGACAAAGAAAATTTAGTACTAGAAATAGCAAATTTGGAAAATGTAGAAAAAACAGTAAATTTGTAAAAAATTAAACCAACAACAATGAGTGAAAACACAATGATGCTTGTTCAGGCCACATGGAATGAAAAGCAAACCTTTAGAATGATTCCAATTTCTGAATCTTGCCCTTATGTAGAATGTATCATGGACCCAGATACAAAAGTATTTGTAGTTATTTCTAAGATTAGAAAAACTGCATTACACATGTTACCAAAACTTGATGAATATGGTCAGCCTTCTACTGGTGCTAAAGGCCGTAAGGAAGAGAGACATCAGATTGAAGTATTCCAAGAATTTTATGTAGAAGATAAACTAGCAGTTAAAGATTTAATACATCTTTTTGCTAGTAATTCTGATACATTTGATTTTGAAGCATTTATGATTTCTGAAGAAGTTCCTAGTAAATAGGACATCTTGGATTTAGGTGGGAAGGGTAGGGTAATTCTTACCCTTTTTTATTAACTATATGGGGGAACAGCTTAACTGAACTAGCTTATGAGGACACATTATGTGATGGATTATGAAACATTATCCAATTGTTTCATTGGAGTCTTTGAGAGTGTAAAGACTGAAGACAAAGAGATCTTTGTTATACACAAAAGCCAGAATGATATACTAGAGCTTGTTACTTTCCTAGAAAGAAATATAGCACTTGATGAATGGCATGTTAGCTTTAATGGTCTTGCCTTTGATAGTCAGATAACTGAACATATTCTCCGGAATAAAGAACAGTTACTAGAACAAGATGGTGAGACTATTGCAAGATGGATTTATCAGAAAGCACAAGAGACAATACAAAAAAGTAATTCTGGAGAATTTGCAGAGTTTAGTCCTAAGAACCTAAGTATTAGACAGATTGATGTATTTAAACTTAACCATTGGGATAATCCAGCTAAGAGAAGTTCATTAAAGTGGATTCAGTTTAGTATGGATTGGAAGAATATCATTGATATGCCTA